GGAAGCCTACCCCTGGAGGAGCGGAGTATACTCCTCCAGGGGAGGCAGTGTCACTACGCTGCGGTCACGACCGCGCCGTCGTCCAGCGGTGCATACCAGATGCTCCACTTGACGCTGCCGGTGTTGCTGGCCGCACAGTCCAGGTCGATGGTGCCCGCGGCGACAACCAGCGGGCGCGCGGGGAGCGGGGCATAGCCCGCATTGGCGCCAACCAGCGCGTCACCAACGGTGCCGGTGATGCCGTACAGACACCCCACCTCATCGGCGGAGATGTTGAGCACGGCACACAGGTCGACGCTGGTGCCCGCGGTCGGATTGGCGGTGAGCTTGGTGTTGTTGGCCTGCGTCTGGATCACGGTCGTGACCTCGCCCAGTATGCCCATGATCGCGACGCGCCCACCGGTCACGGTGAAAAGCGCGGCGGCGGCGGTCTGCGGCAGCGCGGCGGTGGCCCGGTCAACCCGCGTGCCCAGGATCGTACCAGTTAGCGCGGCCGCCGTGGTTGCGTTGTAAACAGCCATAGTTTGCGCCTCCTAGTCGATCAGGCTCGCGGGCTGCGGCGAGTACCGCAGTCCGTAGATGAACGCGGCGATACCACCCAGCACGGGATCGTTGGCGCTCTCGGCGGCGGACAGTTGTGCATACCGGTAGCCGCTGGACGCGAACACATCGCTTGGCGCGGCAATCAGGTACATGTCACTGCTGCCCGCGGTGGTGGTGAACCCGGCAGCGGTGGCCGCTGTCCATCCGGCGTCGGTCGCGCCAATGCGCTTGTACCAGAACGGCACCGCCGCGGTGTTGGTGGGGGTCGTGTCGTCGCAGGCCAGCACGGTGATGGTGCTGGTGCCGGTCGCGCCAACGCCCTTGTAGATCAGGAACCCGATCCCCTCGCCGCCGACCTCGATAACATCGGTGACGGCGGTACCAGCCATGAAGTCGGCCACGGGGTCGAGACCTTTGACGAAATGCAGATCACTCGGAATGCTCAGGCTACCCATTGTCATGTCCTCCGTTACGCCCGCGCTGCCAACAGCACGAACGGCGAAACCGTGGTGCTGCTGTTGTACAGCGTCATCGGGCTGTTCCAGATCGGCTGGCCGTCGGTGCGCAAGATGAAGCGAAACGTGTTTTCGCCGTAGAGGAACCGCACATGGATCGACTGCGCAGCCTCCAAGCCGCCCTTGTCAATCATCAGGTACTGGCTCAAGTCCAGCAACATGATGTCGCCCAGGTCGCCAACGGTGTCAGCCTGCTCGATCTCGATCACCGGACGGCCAAACAGCGTGGAGTACGGCTGGCCCGCCGCGCCGGTCGCGGGCAGGTAGACGGGCACGCCGCCCACACCCACCGCCATTGCCATCGTCGCCAACTGCGGCAGCACGTCCTGGTGGATGAACCACGCGGCGTTGCTGCGGCTGCGGCTCCACAGGCGCGACCACATCTTGACGATGTTCTCCCAGACCACGGTGTCGGCCACCTGTCCGGTCTCCTTCGCCACGGTCACGGTCGCCGGGCTGCTGAGGATGCCCAGCGGCTGGCCGTTGCCGCTGCCGCGGATGATGGCGTCGTCCAGGACGAAGCCGAACTCCTCGCTGAATGCCTGCTGGATCACAGCGCCCAGCGCGGTGGCGTCGGCCAGCACCTCGTCGGTGGCGTAGCAGAGGCCCATCAGGCTGTGTAGGTTCAGTTTCATGCGGCGGAACTCCGGCTGCTTGGCGGTGACGGTGCCGGCCTCCTCGCGCCAGTAGACCTGCACGCCGCCCCAGCGCGAACCGGTGGCACGGCTGGTTTCCTTGACCGCGTTGATGGTCAGCCCGTTGGCGTTGGCGCCCACGGGGATGCGCCGCACGCGACTGGTAAGCAGGCCGGTCTCGTGGGTCAGCCGCAGCAGTTCGCTGGCAAAGTCGGTCTGCACCAGGTAGCCGCCGTCCTCCGGGACGGTCTCGCTCATGCCGCTGATTGCCTTGATGTCAGTCAAGCGGCGGTCGGTGTGGTAGCCGGGCGTCGAAGCGCGACGGATCGCGTCAAGCTGTTCACCCAGCGACTTGAACGCCTCCGGCTTGTCCTTGACGGTCGCCGGCTGGCTCTTGGTCGCAACCTCAAGCGGGTTAGCCGCAGGCTCGGCGGCCAGCTTGTCCATGACGGCTTTCGTCGCGGCGGCGGCGGCGTCGGCTGCCGTCTGCGCGATGATCGCCTGCAACTGTGCATCGTCCATTGTCGTTGTCTCCTGTGGAGTATGGTTGTCGGTTGTCGGTGGCTCCGCCTTCGTCGCGCTTGCCGCTGCGCTCCCCGCGTCAGCCTGTGGCAACAGCGCCTTGACGAACGGCTCGGCCACGTCCAGGTAGGCTTTGAGCGTGGTGACGCTCGTTCTCGGTTCCGCCGGTATCGGCGTGATGCTGGCGTCCAGGCCCAGGGGCCAGCTCGTGATCTTGCTCACGCCAGCCCCGGCGGGGGTGCGCTCTACCAGGTGCCCATCTTGCCCGCGCCCACCATGTCATAGACCGCGCGCTCGTAGTCGTCACGCATGGCAAGCTGCGCCTCCATCCACACCCCCACATCGTCGGCGCGCAGGGTGGCGCGGCCCAGGGTGCGCCGCTTGAGCACAGGGTCAAGGCCGTGATGGTAGAGCACGGCGGACGTGCCGCGCCCATCCTCCAGGCCATAGTCGGTGTCGGCCGCGAAGTAGTCCCCGGTCAGGTCGGGCAGTTCTGGCGCACCGAACCGCACCAGGTAGCCGCCGATCCTGCCGTCGCCCATCGCCTTGACCTCGCCGCCGATTGTTACGATTTGGTCATCCATGTTCATATCCTCACCAGCGCCAGCCAACACCGACACGTCACGTGCGCCGGTGGGCCGGCTGGCTGCTCGATTGCCCAAACGTCCTCGTAGGTGTTGTGCAACGGTGCGCACCGAGGGCATACCCGGTCATCGCGCCACGTGATCCACTGCCGGCTGGTCATCATGCCATCTCGCGCCATCTGCTGCGCGGCGATGTTGACCGCCTGCGTGTTGGCCCGCGTGATCTCCGTGACCGCAATCCGGTTAGCGCGCTCGCGCCCAAAGGTGGTCTCCAAGAGCTTGGACACGTCAGCCGCGGTCATGCCCGGCGTGCTGTGGTACTGCGCCATCACGTCGGCAATCGCCTGCCTCGTGGTCTCGTTGATGCCGCGCACCAGCTCGTAGCCGTAGGAGCGTGACCACGTGCGCGCCGCCTGGTTGATGTCGTCCAACGAGGCCGGCACGCCAACGGCCTCCGCGCGCCGCAGCGCCGCAGCCGTGGCGACACCGGCGAGACTGACGAGCAGGATAAGCAGCAGCTTGTCCTCCATTTCGCGGGTGTCTGGCTGTTGGCCCATCAGTATCTGCGATGCAATCTCCGGGCCATACCGCTCAAACAGCGCCGCGATTTCGTCGGTCATCTCCGTTTCAGCCGCCCGGCTCGGCTCCTGATCTTGCCGCGCCTTCAATACTGCCAGCATCCCGGACAGGTCGGGAGGCACAACCGGCAACAGCGCCGCCGCGCTCAACACGGCGCTAGTTAGTATGCTGTGGTTGTCCATGCAGCAATGCCTCCGCCGCCTGTTGGAGTGCGCCGACCAGCGCGCTTACATCGGGCAGGGTCTTGACCGGCTCCGGCTCCTCGCCGTCATAGACCGCAATCACGTTGTCCAGCGCGTCGCGCCAGCCGTTGGCGCCATGTCCGATCACGTCCGCCATGATCGGCGCGGGGATGTGCGCGCTGTCGAACGGTGCCAACCTGCCGCGCTTGATGGACTTCACACGCCACCTGCGCAGGTCGGCCAGCGCCTTGGCGTCGTCCTCTGCGTCCTCCTCCTCCGGCTGCTCCGGCTCCTGTCCGCCAAGCTGCGTTGCCATCTGCGCGCGGCGCTCCTCCTTGAGTGCCGCCAGCTTGTCCCAGTCCCACCCCGCCGGCAGTTCGAGGCCAACCATCGGGCCGGCCACCTCCAGCGGCAGACCGGCGTTGACGTAGGTTGCAAACGCCGCGGCCCGCTGGTTTTCGTCCTCCTGGTACACATCCAGCGTCTCGGGCCGAAACTCGATACGCAACCCCAACGGCGCGAGTAGCTGGCTGTTCCATGCCTCAGCGATTAGCTCGGTCTCCGGGATGATGGTCTTGTCGTAGAAATGCCGTTCGTCCATCGTCGCCACGCCAGCGCCGCCCAGCCCGCCCGCGCTCTCGGAGAAGATCACGGACTGCGGCACGCCCAGCGCGGTGGCGATGTCCTGGCG